GCTGGAGATTGAGCGCCAATGTGTGCTTCGATCCGCTAATTGCAACAGAAACTGTACCGTTTGCAACCTGGTGCAGGAAGACAAAGAACTGCTCGAAATGTACGAAGGTGTAATCAATCTGCTGAAGGAGCAAAAATGAACATATTCACAAAGTTCCGGAACTGGCTTCGATGTGTTGGGTTTTGCAATCCGCCGCTGAACTGTCCGTTCTGCCTGGACTGCTGTAAGCCTTCAAAATATCTGGAGTCACATCCACTTTGTGTGGCGTGTCTGAGACAGGGAAGGTTCGCAAAAACTACAACAGTCTGGCCAATGACGGATGGCACAAAAGAAGCACGATGCGATGAGCATCAGGGCCGGATATTATAAGGAGAAATAATGGAAGACTTTTTGAAATTTGTAGATTCTCTGCGGAGACGATTTCCAATTCACCTTGAAATCTATTATTCCAAGGTGATGGACTGGTGCATCACGATCACTAAGAAAGGATGCGCTGAAGACTATCCGGAATCCAAACATGAAGGGAACGATGCCGTTCTTGTCAACGAGCAGGATGTTGACATGGAGCTTTGTTTTGCAAAAGCCCATGTTGCCCTGAAGGAATGGCTCCGGGAATACGACGGCGGTTACTAACCACAAGGAGGTGCTCTCATGACGGTAATCTCAACCGAAAAACTTCTCAGAGCCACAGAGCAAATGCTGGCTCAAAACGACTACGGAATCGACGCAATGACTCTGATGGAATTCCTGAATAAAACGTGTGACGAATACGGCTTCCAGACCAACAAACCCAAAACAGGTCACTGGATCTTCGATCACACAAACAGACAGACTTGGATGAAATGCAGTGAATGCGGCTGTTCTCAAGGGTATCTGACCGGCTGCTGGTCATTCTGTCCGATCTGCGGATCAAGTATGGAAGACCCGGTCGAACACAGAGAGGTTAACGAATGAAAAAGATTTATTTCAAAGAAAGAGATCACCAGATTGTTTCTTTGAATCAAAGCTATCACTATCTGGATGTGTATATGGGAGACAGGCATATCGCGAGTATCATGGTTTCCGAAGAAGCGGATGAAGATCTGATGAGAATCCATGTGTGGGACGAAGTCTTGGAAGACCCGGTTGTCCAATTGTCGGGTCGTTTGGACGAAGACCGTGTCGTGCTGCGTTCGCCTCGAGAAAGTAAATGGTTGAAAGTAGGAGAAGCTGATGCATAAGATTATGTACAATCAGGACGGCGAATACAATTTTGAAGAGACTTGTCCGATGTGTGAAGCGTCCATCCCAATTCTGATCGACGAAGAGGACATCGATCACTACTATATTGACTGTCCGAACTGCGGCTATCATATGGCATTGTGCACACTTTGCCGCTGGGATCAGGAGCTCGAGAAGGGCGGATCGTGGAATCAGGAATTGGGAGAAGGAACAATCGGCGGCTACAAATGCGACTGGAATAAAGAGAAAGGGTGTTTCCGGGGAAGATGAAAATAAAAGAATATAAACTCGTTGCACAGTGGAAGGACTGGAACGAGTTCAACAATAAGATCAACGACCTTTTAAAAAAAGGCTGGGAGTTGAAAGGGGATACCATCATTAAGAGAATTGAGCCGTTTACATGGTTCTATCAGGCAATGGTGCTTCCTGAGTATGAAGATAAGGAGATAACCGTATGTGTAAATTCTACTGCGACAGGTGTGGAGCTGAAATAAAAGTTTCCAACACGTACTGGTTGTCAAACAAAGTGATCAAAGCCCGAATCAAGTTTGCCAAGAACGAAGACGAACGCGGCTTTGAACATGAATATGAGATCTGTCCCGCCTGTCAGAAGGAATTCAATGCATGGTGGGAAGAAACTGCGAACGAATAAGGAGAAGAAGAATGCCAGCAGTATTTTCAACAGATGCGGCCGTTGCCCTGTTTTTCACTGTAGGGTTGGCGATAGGACTTATTTTCGGCCGGGATTCCGTTGACACGACTCCCGGAGCTGACAGCGAAGCGGAAAGAAAACAATGGCTGAAGGGCTACGACAAAGGATATGAAAGCGGCTTTAAACTTGGCAAAGAGCAGGGAGAGAACGATCTCCTTCGTAAGATTTACAATGTGAAATTGGAGGGGAAAAATGACGTACGAAATTCCAAAGGAGACTAAGGCTCAGAGAAGGCTGCGCCGTCAAAGCGAAAGGATCGGCAAGGTATGGCGCAGGATTAAGAAGAAAGTGTCCTGCTGCCCTGATTGTTTTGAAACCCGGCCGCTGCTCTGCGCGAACCATTACAATATTTTCCGGAAGTATAACATAGAATGCGGCAACTGCGGCTGGTGCGGGAAAGCCATGCCGACCATCCGGCTGGCAATCGACTCGTGGAACAACCAGATGCCAACAAGCGCACATCTGTATCAGGAGGAACCGGCATGACACATAGCGAAGAAATACTCGCTGTCAAAGAGCTGGGTGAAAAGATCGGCTACAGCAACCTGATGCAGACGGCTTCGGCTCTCTGGGACAGGGATATGAGACGCGCCTGCAAGCAGAACTACTTTGCTGAAGGAGTCTATGTTCCGACTAATCTCTGTTTTGTAAAAAGAAAGATGCGAAACACAATTATGGCTAACCATGAAAAGGAATACGGTCTTGTTGTGAACACATTGGATTTGTAAGGAGGAACAAATGAGTACACCGAAAATTCTGCCGTGTCCGTTTTGCGGCGGCAGGGCTGAGCTTCAGCACGAACCCATGTGGAGCGGACACATCGGCTATCATGGTCGCTACAGCGTTCGAGTCCGCTGTGCGGATAAGAAATGCGGAGCCATGCTTCCGTTCAGATATGACTCTGTAGGCCGCAGCATCGAAGAAGCAGATCGACTTGCGATTGCGGACTGGAACAGGAGGCCCGAAGATGTCTGAGCCGGGTTATGAATATAAACTGACACTCGACAGCTCTCAGGCGAAAGCTGTATTAGACGCTCTTGAGCTTCTGATGCGGCTGAAACTTGGGCAGACATTCACCTTCTGTCAGGCCGTAGACGAGTGGAAACATATCGAAGATGTTGATTACTCACGGGTAAAAGAATATGTCGAGATGGCGCTGAACGAACTGCAAAGAGGCATGAAGCCGACAGAATTCAAAGATGAGTCATGGCATCGGCTTTACAATATCTTTCAGGCGCTCAGATATGCCAGACATGAAGCAGAATATCCGGAAACAACAGGCGTGGACGCATACCCGCCGTTCTCATCGGGTGGACTGCCTGTTCCGGACTGCGAATGGAGAAGGAAGGAATGACACATGATTTATCTTGACAACGCGGCGACAACGCCGCTGTGTCCAGAGGCGTACGAAGCGATGATCCCGTATCTGACAAAGTATTACGGGAATGCGGCAAGCAGAAGTACGCCCGGCCGCGAGGCGTCGCGGGCCCTTGAGAAGGCCCGCGAAAGCATCGCGGAAATGCTCGGGACCAAACCGAAGGAGATTTATTTCACGTCCGGAGCAACAGAAAGCAACAACTGGGCCTTGAAAGGCGTTGCGCTCCGGCATCGGGACAAAGGAAAGCACATCGTCACGACACAGGTGGAGCATCCGTCCGTGCTGAATTCCGGCAAATGGCTGGAACGCATGGGTTTTGATGTGACCTATCTGCCTGTGTCGGAGAAAGGCTCGGTAGACCCGTCTGATGTGTATCGGGCGATCTCCTCAGATACAACTCTGGTCTCTGTTATGGCGACCAACAACGAGACGGGAATCTCCAATCCGATCTATCAGATTGCTGATATCGCCAAAGACAAGGGTGTATACTTTCATGTGGACGCAACACAGAGTATCACACACGATATCATCAGTAGGCATGGCAAAGGCAATGGAAGTTGCGCTGTCCTGCCGTCAGGAGACAAACGACAGGATTCAGGAGATGGCGTCTTATCTCGTAGATCGGATTTGTTACTCTATCCCGGACGCTATTCTGAACAGCGATCCGGAACATCTGGAGCACATCGTGCATTTCACGTTTAAGGACGTGGACGAAAAGACATTGATAGACGATCTGGACAAAGCGGGAGTTGTCTGTTCCAGCGGCAGCGCGTGCGAAGCGTCCTGCGGAAAACCGAGTCATGTTATTTCGTCTATACGAACAGACGTTTCAGGGGCAAATCTGCGCGTTTCTTTCGGAAGGCTTAATTCCCTTCCCGAAGTGAAGAAAGCAGCAAACGCTATCATTTTTGCTGTAACGAATAAACGTTTCGAGAAAACGAATAAAAAAGGGTAACTCTCAAACGAGAATTACCCTTCTCAGGGGGAAGTTTTATACTTCCCCCTTTTTATTCGATTTTACAGAATTCACCGCTGATCCACGCAACCTGATCCTTGTAGACGATTGCGTGCCAGTTGTTATCTGACGTGGCAACCCACGGAAAAGAAGATCCCTTGGAAGTCTGTCCGGCTTTGAAGTAGTTCTTTCCGTTGCCTGTCCGGATGTTGACCTTGTCGCAGGTCGTGACAACCTGTTTGACTTCCGGTTTTCCGTTGGCGTAGGCATTGAAGAACTTCTGCCCGAACTCAGCCCGGGTTTGTTTGAAAGTCTCAGACTGATTCTTCGGTTTCTCGTACCGCTCGACGACGATATCGGAAGCCTGACGAACGCTGGCGGCAGACTTCAAAGTATTGAGAACCGTCTTGTAGGAAAGAAGCTCCTGCCACAGATAGTCCAGCTGAAGTTCAAGATTCCCGATAGACTTGTTCTGTTCCTTGGAGAGCTTATACAGCGCTTCTTTCCGGCTCCAGTATGACCATTGAGCGAGTCCGTACCCGGCCGAGTCGTTGACAAAATTCTGATAAGAACCGTCGTCGACCTTTTGAGTATACTCTTCGCTGGTCATATTCAGCTTTCTGGCATAGGAGCTTTGCAAAGTAACCGGATTGAGATGGCTTTCCACATAAAGGTTACCCATCAGTCCGGCAACACCGTAAGCATTGCCGATCTTTTTCATGAGATAGTCCCAGATCGTTTTGTCGCTCATCGAGACCCAACCCCCTGTATGAGGATTACTCGATGTCGAGATCATGTTTGAGGGCTAAAACGGCCGCTTCGACCGCAGCGTCGATGGCAGCGTCGTCCACGTTGTACCCCTGAGACTTCAGCAGACCCAGCACATATGACTTCTTCTTCTGTCCTTCTTCGGAGTTGTAGATCTGCTCGGCGGCCCGTACAGCCGTGGAAATAGCGAGCTTCAGCAGTTCCTGCTGATTGTAGTTCAGGTTGTCGATATTCAGATTGATTTTGGACTTCAGCCACGGGATAACAAACCCGGTCAGGACTGCGCTGATCAGCGCGATAATCGCCAATGCAATCTGAGTTAAATCAAAAGTCGTATTCATATTGTTCACTCCTTATCCGTTTGATTTTTCTTCTTGCTCTTTTTCGTTTTCGTCTTCTTCGTCGTCTTTGTTGTCTGATTTCATCTTAAAATATCCTAATGCAATCTTCTCGCTTACACTGTTTCCTGTATACGCGAGCACATTTACCATCGCGATATCGTCCACTCCACGGACAATCGCGGCCATAGAAGTTCCAGAGTCCGGGGAGACAATCACGGCAACAACGGATGCCAGCCGAATAATTCCCCAGAATATCATAACAAAAGTAATAAGCTTTTTACTGAATTGAAGGAACTGCTTTTCTTTTGTTCTGGCCATCCGAATCACCGCCTCAGTCTTCTTCTTTCAGGAAGCTGTCTTCATCCTGGCACTTATGATAAACCTTCATAATATAATGGAAGTCTTCGGTGTATACGTCATTCTTCATACCATATTTGGAAACAAGCTCTTCATACTCTTCGTTTTCTTTGACTATATTGTCAAAGTCTTTCTTTGTGTGCTTTCTTTTGTTGTAGCACGAGTTCGCAAAATCTAATACATGAGCTTTAATCTGCCGTATGGTCTGCATATCGTTTGACTTTTCCATTTCGTCTAGTCGCGCTTTCAGCATTATGCAATTCGCGAAAGTTCCTTCTTTCATATCAGTTATACTGGAGTTTGTTGCTTTTTCGAATCCGTCTAAATCAGACTGAAGAGCTATGATTTTATTATTGTAATCGCTCTTTAACTCTTCAATCTTGGCGGCGCGATCTGTTTTGACTTCTGCGAATTTAAGTTCAGTGTCAGCTTTCAGATCTGCCACATCCTTCCTGACGTCTTTTGTTAAAGCTCTTCCAAACCAGTTTATAACCCACCCAAGAGGATCAATGTCTCTCTTTGTTACTTTAAATATACCCGATAAAACAAATAAAATAATAATAACAGACCAGCCAACGTTTCCAACAATCCATTGGCCGACTGCTTTAGATACTTCACCCATAAAAGTTCACTCCTTACTTACAAAGGGCGAGCTTCAACGCGTGATATAATTCGATTGCGGATTTTCTTGGTAGATTAACTGCAACCATGCCTGCGTCGAAGTTCTCGCTTCTAAGATAATTGGTACGAATATAACCGATGTAATCATGATATTTTACCTTCCACCATAACTCATTTATCTTTTCAACAACTTCGACAAGGTCTTTTTCATAGACGGTCGCAAGTTTTACAAAACTATCTGTTATAGCGAACATTAATGGTGTTTCAGGAACAGCAACAATCCTCGCATCCATTTTAACCCCGAAGTCCTAACATATCGCCAATAATATCATATGCATTTTCAAGATTCTTTTTATCTACAAACAACTGTCCTAAAGCTTTTTCCAGTTTAACATAAACCTGATTTAATTCATTCTTGGAAACAGTGATTGTTTCTTCTCCTGGCAAAGTCGATGCATTTGCAGCCTCGCTTGCTTGAAGGAATTTAGTCATCATATATCCTTCCCGGCCGCGAGCCTTGATCTTGCTCCAATCCTCATCGGAATTAAGAACTTCAACTTCTGTTCCAATTGGGATATCATAATATGTCGAACAAGATGTCGAAGGTTTTGCCCGCATCTTCACAGAAGAACCGGTATCAGCAAACACAACAGCAGTTGCATAGGTTTCATTTGTCTCTGTCTTCTCAGTAACTTCACTCATATTATCACCCCCATAGTCAACATCTTTCAGCTTTCCCCAATAAGACCAACTATTGATTCTTGAATCTATTGTGACACGTTTTGCTTCGCTCGAAGCGTGAATGATTTTTAACGGGTTTATGCTTGCAACAAAACCTATATGTGATAAGTTTCCAGGCTGTTTCCCATACCACTTATTACCAACATCATTTCCTGTCCATTTTTTCAGCTTGAATACTGCCATTCCAGGTTGTAACTGAGAAACCTTTGTTAACACCTCTGTTTGGTTACAGTGATTGTGAAATATAGTATTGCTTCCGTGATAAATAGTCCGTCCCTGATCTTTGTACATTTTCACAAATAATCCAGAACAGTCAATGCCATGTGCATCATTTGAACCAGGACTGTCGTAAGGCCAGCCTATTGCTTCTTCTGCGGATGATATCATCTTTTGTACATCCAATTATATCCCTCCTTTCTTTAATGAAAAAATACTTCCCCTCTGTCAAACAGGGAAAGATTAAGTATATAAACTATAATAATTAGTCAACCAGCACATTCTCAAAACGTATGCTTCCATAATTTGTCGTAGATGCAAGACGAGAAAAAGAATGTGTATAGCCGTTTCTGATTGTCATAACAGCCCTGTCAACAAGAAATATGGTATTGTCGTCTGTGCTTGAGAGCCTGCATTTATTCATATTCAGGATCACATCATCCGTAACGATTATTGTTTCAGTTACATTTAAATCGCAGCCGAGGTCCACTTCACCGCCTTGAGAAATAAGAATTCTCAAAGATTCAACAGTTGTTGCAGATCTCGTGATCATGTCAATATCCATTTGCGACAGGCTGTCGAATTGAATGTTTTCCAGTTCTTCTTTTGTTGCTCCGTCTGTAATTCCATAACCTTCAAGAGTTGTGGGCTTATTCAGAACGTTTTCGAATGTTACGGCGCCGGCTGGAGTCCCAAAAGTACTTACAACTCCATCTTCGTTGATGAGCAGTCCGGATCCAATTTTTATACCGCCAAGCGTTTCAGAAGAAGCATTTGGAAGAGAATAGTTTTCTAAAGATTGTAGCTTTTCTTTTTCTTCTGCTGTAAAATTACTCTCAGACAGACCTTTGTTTCCATCCTTTTTAATATATATTTCTTCAGCCTTTTTCCAAAGATGTTTTACGCCTTCGGCATCTATGTATTTGTTTTCGTAATCAGCCATTTTGTCAACCCCTTTCTTTAAACACGCCATCAGCCATCATTATTGTTTGAATCATTGTCGGATGACGCATTTGAATTCTGGGGAGTGTTTTGGTCATCGTTCGAAACAGATGATTCCGACTCAAGCTCTTCAAGGATTGTATCAAGTTCTTCCGGAGTTAACGCACTGGAGGCATAACTCCCGGCTGGCGAGATACCAAGATCTTCAAGTGAAACATTTCCTTTTATTGGAACGTTGTTAATCGTCGGAATATTTGACAAATGATTATAATCACCATCAGAACCACTAATTGTCGCAGGTGTTTCGAGTTCGAGAATATGATAATCAGGAATAGAAACAATCAAGGTCGGCTGAGCAGACTCCTGTGGGAGAGTAAAGTCTGTCTCTTCTTCTTCATCATCTTCGTTTTCATAATAGGTGATTTCTTTCTTTAGAACAAAATCTCCAACAAATGATTCTTTAATTAGATTTTTATAGGAAATCTGAATGTCAAATTCATAATCTCCTACAGAAAGTTTATTTGTATCATCCGGGTCTATCTTTAATTGATAGTCTCCTGCATTGAGTTTATAGATCTCTCCACGTTTTAATGATTTCTGAAAAAGATACATTTTATCACTGGATTTTCTTTTAACTGTAAAATATATATTCGTAAAATCAATGTCTGTAGTGGTGCCACTTGATGTAATAATCACAAAGCGTATCCACTTAATGTCGCCTCTTGGCATCGAGATTCGCATTTAGAATTCAACCCCCTTTCTGTTATTTTCGGGATACAGTTGTTCCGATGGAAACAGAGTTGTAGAACTCCTCTTTTACATACCAGTCGTCCTGAATGCCGTTGTTTTCGACAGTAATCTTCCATCTTTCACGCTTGGTGATTGTCTTTGTGACGGATGTGATCCGGCCGCCTGAAAGGATTTGACTCTTCACGATCTTTGTCTCAGCCGGAAGATGCTCCATTGCCACGATCACGCCGCTGTTCAGCTTTGTGTCCTCAACGGACAGCCAGGCAAATATGCATCCGGCCAGAAGAATAATCCCAAGAATGATGAGCAGCTGTGCGAAATAGAAATGCTTTGGAGGTTTCTTCGGGGTTTCAGGATATTCCGGCTCGTTTCCGGAAACAGAATATTTTTCGTTTGAAAAGAGATCTGCGGGGTTTTTTGCCTTCATAGCTTAGCCCCCTTCTTCGAATACTTTTTTCTCAACAATTTTCTTGACAAATCCATACGCTGCAGCCCCTTCAGGGAAGATCTTCCTCCCTTCGGCCATCCAGACTTTGAGGCGCTTTTTCGCTTCAAAATACTCACGTAATGTGAGGTTTCTCCGAAGCACTTTGCAGTAGATAGAATTCAGAATCTCGTTTGTGGCAATCGCCATCTTGGAGCTCCGGGAGACGGAAACAGCCTCACCCTTTTCGTACTTGACGGACTTTGCCCCATGGATATAGATATAGCTGTCAGGCGTTATATAAATGTCAGCCTTTAACCCCAGAAAGATGGTAGCGGAGCTGCAGCATACGCCGTCGATCAGAATCCGCATCCTGGCTTTCCGGGAGAGCTTCTTCAGCGCGTCGTATACTCCGAAGGCGCTTTTGCCGTTGCCGCCCGTGCTGTTGATGTAAATGTCTATCTTGGAAAAAGGTTTGAACTGTTCGATTTCTTCCTCAAATTTGTATTCGTACAGATATGTTTTACGGAACATCTTGCTTAAAGGCGTCTCTCCCGTGGTGATATAAACTTTGACTTTATCGTTTTCTTTCTCAAATCTCCACTTTGTCTCGTTAATCATCGTCATCCTGTTCACCTTCTTAAATAGAGCATGTGTCTTTACATGTCATAGATTTCACATCCTCAATGCTTTCCAGTACCCTGTAGAAATCTCCGCCTCGCGCGATAACTTTCGTGCAGATACCGTCCTCTTCCAGCTTCAAAATATCGTCCGGCCGAAGCATGATGATGTTCCCATATAAACCATGAAGTGTAATCAAATTGTTATTCATTGTTTGTATCCTGCCCTTCTGAAGAATCGACAAACTCCGGATCAATCGTCCGGAGTTCTTTTAAATAGACGCCTTTGAAAACTCTTTTTCCGATTGCCACGCTGTTAGGGATTTCGGCAATCTGATTGTAAAAGGCGGAGCATCCGTAAAACGCTTCGTCTTCGATGGTCTTTAACCCCTTAGGGAATGAGATCATTCAGCTCCACCCTCTTCCGGAGTTTCCTCCTCCTGCTCTTCCTCTTCCTCCTGCTCCGTCTCCGTCGCCGTGGGGGCCGTCACGTCGTGCTTGTAACAGGAATGAAGGATGGGGAAGCTCTCGTCACTTAAGATGATAGCGGAGTGCTTTTTGGTTTCTGAAATGGCCGCCGTAGCCAGAATGCTGTGATAAGTGCTCTCGGCTTTCAGTCTGGCTTTGTCCGCATCCTCATCCCATGCGTAATGAACCAGATGCGCGTATTCCCCGTTCGCCAGCTGCTGAATCTCCACAATGTAGTACTGCGTCATATTCGTATCCGCCTTTCGTTGTTACTTTTGTTACTTTTGTTACCGCCGTTACGACCCAAGCTGTGCGATGATGGCGTTCAGCTCCGCCTCGATGGTGGTCGTAGCGCAGTTGGTCCCCGGCGTGACCGTCTCACCTGTTACGATAGCCGCCGTCGCCTTGTAAAGCACCCCGTTCAGAAAGAAGATGCTTCCCACGGCATGGTTGGCAGTCGCGGTCGTGCTCTCCGTCTCACAGATCGCCGCCTGGACTGCAGCCTGTGCTGTGCCGATGGCCGTCTCCAGCGCATCCGCTTCCGTTTCCAGGGCGGTCGTTCTGCTCTTGACAGACTGCATCTCGTTATCCAGATCGTCATAGGTTTCGCAGATCCAGAGTCTGCCCTGTACCAGACGGAAGCCCGCCAGCTGAACCACGGCCGTGTACTTCCTCCCGATGCCAAAAGCGACCTTCTTGTAATAATTGTATGACCGGACGGTCTTTGTGTTGTCACTGCTGTCCGTGGCCTCCGTGTACCAGTTTCCGGTCGGGTTGTAGGTAAATGTCCATGAGTACCTCGTCCAGTCCGACCCGGTAACTTCAATCCAGTCGGAGATGCCGCTTCTGTGGTTCGTCGAGTCGTTGGTCGGTGCATTGACATAACTGCCGCCATAGCCAAACCTTGCATACGCGCCGTCCCCGGAAATGACCCGTGCCCAGAACATGACCGTG